AAAGATCGGGGGTATCTGTGCTACAAATATTTGCACACGGTTTGACAACGGAAAAGTGAGGCTCAGTGATAACACCTGGCCTAGCATAACCAAAACACTTGCTAACAGCGGCTACGGTGCTTAGTGCTTTTTGCGTCGCCATTGCATAAGGTCCCAACGTCGGTATACCGGTTAACATACCCATAGACTTAGCCAAAGCTGAAGCAGGTTTAGATAACTTCCCGTCCTTCGCTTCATCAATTTCACCCGATTGTGGAGCTAAAGTAAATGGTTCAATAGAAGTCAAGCCCGACAATTCCACATCCTCTGCCCACGCAAAAACACTAACTGTTACAGTGTCTGTTGCGGCATTGGCATGTTTCAAATTGGTGATAGAACGTAAGAACAGCTGTCCCATATTAACCCAGTTAGCGGATGGTATATTCAAATTGTTATAATAATAAAAGAAAGGCAAAACTAATTCACCACCTGCAGACTGTGTCGGATTCAAAAAGACATGTGGCAACTGCGAAATTTGTATCAGATCAACAGGCATAACGGCACGATTCGTGTTCAGAAAATTCCTATTGAACAAAGGCATATAGGCCGCAAGAGCCCTACCATAAAAGAATCCATTGCCATTGAGAACTATTTTGATATGCAATTTGCATCTCAGCAGCTTATAATTGGATATGCGATTCACAACGCGAACATTATTAAAATATAACGACCACGGATCAATGCTCGCATATAATGATGTGCCCACACCCCATCCTGTTTCAAAAATCTTAATCGGACGAGAGAAAAAGTTCTGTAGACTAACATCATATGTGTCCTGTTCGGTGCGTGTTTGGTCATAACTGGTTGTTACATCTCGCATGTAGGTAGAAGTGGCACTGGTAAATGCCAAATTTTCCTGCTTTTCATAGGGTGCATTTGTGCGCACTGCACCCTCCTGTACGTCCCCACTATGGGGAATGAAATGTGAATAAATAGTAAGTGGATTAATTATATACAAAAATGTGTCCC